CGTTATTAATCGAAGATGATAAGGAGGATACAAGATGACTGAGTATGAGATGATGAGAGATAGAGTGAAGGTTAACAATAGCATTGATAGGCTGAAGTATATGACTGCTATCCTAACGACAGAGGATGGTGTTACTCTCGGCTCACATAATAGGTACGAGCGTATCTATGAGACGATAGCTGAGGTTGGTGAGGAGTCAGGCTATAGCATGACTGATGGGCAAGCGGTCATGTTAACTCAGGCAATAGAACTTGTCCTAACACATGAGTTTACACTAACTAAGAAAGGAGATAGAGATGAGTGACAACATAGTAACAAAGGAATGGAGGTTACGTGAAGACAATAGGATGAGGGATGGTATGTACAAGGAAGCACCGTGGATAAGGGAAGATTGGTACCTTGACTCGCCATTTGCTGGCATCCACTATGCTCACACCAGTGAGAACAACATCAACCTTGTAGCTTACACACCTGACTATGATAAGGGTACGCGTGATGTACGCAACAGTGCTAAGCCTCGCAAGTATCTTACTAAATACTTCCTTGATGTGTTGGGTGAGGATGGTGTTGAGAGGTGGGCTAACTCATTCATGACTGCCAACTCTGACGTGTTGCTAAAGGTAGCAAGGACACGTGATGAGATCAGGTGGGTGTACCAGAATGGGCAGATAGGTTGTAATGCTGAGGACGATGACGGTACTGGGTCGTGTATGACATACCGGACAGAGCATTATGATTGCTCACCTATACATCCTGTTGAAGCATACGCATCTGAAGACTTGGGTGTAGCATACACAACACGTGAGAATGGTACTGTATCAGCACGTGTAGTGGTATGGCCTGACAAGCTACGCTACAGCAAGATATATGGGAGGCATGGCCATGAGGACAAGCTAAGGTCTATCCTTAAAGACTTAGGATGGGAGTCACATGGAATGTGGGGTGCTAGGATGCTACGCATTGATTGTCCTTCAGGTGTAGTAGCACCATACCTTGATGGTGAGACTGATGTTGAGTTGAGATCGGATTACATAATGATAGGTGGCACATGTTGTCAGCATGTAGCTGACTCACAGCGTGGCATGCTCAACCCAGCAGGTGAGCCATGTTATGATTGTGAAGAGATGATTGAAGAGGATTGTTCATACACTGTAAACGGTGGTGATAGGATATGCCAATCATGTTATGAGCAAAGCTACTTCGAGTGTGAGAGTTGCAATGAGGACTATCATAATGACTCTGCAGTCTCCACATATGGCGGTAACGGTGCACTCGTATGCGATGGGTGTATCCACGGTGAGTATACACATTGCAATACATGCGATGAGTGGAAAGGAAATGATGACATAGCTGGTGAGTATAAGGATGATTACATATGTGATAGTTGTGTCGATAATGATGATGACCTCGAACGGCTCGACTGCGGAGCTGTCGCTGACATAGAGATAACAACTGTTACTTATGAAGTTAAAACATCTAACTGCTCTTGTTGCGGTGAACAAGAGACAAAGGAGGAAGTATGATTGAAGAACTTATGGACATGCTCAAATATAAAAGACCTGCATCATCTACGATGGAAGAACTATTCATTGACGAATTCATTGCACCTCTTGAGGTGATGGAAGATGAAGAGGGTAACTTGTTTAAAACTATCAACAACCCTGATGGTAGCAAGCCTGAAGTTATGTTCAGTTCACATACCGATACAGTGCATGCAACTGAAGGGTTCCAAACGTTACGCATGAAGGGGCAGTACATTACCTTGCATGATAAAGATTCTAATTGCCTTGGTGCTGATTGTACATCAGGAGTATGGCTGATGATGGAAATGATACGAGCTAGCAAGCCGGGGCTTTATGTCTTCCATCGTGGCGAAGAGATTGGTGGTGTAGGTAGTAACTACATTGCTAGCACTACTCCTGCTGTAGTAGATGGCATCAAGTGTTGTATTGCTTTAGATCGTATGAACACACGTGACATCATCACTCATCAGGGTATGAGTAGATGTTGCAGTGATGCGTTTGCATTGTCATTGGCACGTGAGTTGGGTGGGAAGTTTGCTCCATCTAATAAGGGTGTGTTCACTGACAGTGCTAACTATGTAGACCTCATTGGTGAGTGCACCAACATATCAGTGGGCTATGAGAAACAGCATTGCCCATTAGAGTTACAAGACTTCACGTTCCTTAAGAGTCTACGCATGAAGTTACTTGACTTAGACTATAGCAAGTTTGAGTATAGCCGTGATGCTGGTGACACTGATGCATCATGGGAGTATGGAACATCATACGGAATAAAGGATGTGATTGATGATGATACTATGTACGATCCTAACAGTGCTTACTTGGACTACATATCTGAGGATGCTGGCACTAAAAGAGCTACCGTTAAGGAGTCACCGCAATTACTTGATATGGTTCTTGACTATCCAGATGTAGTTGTGAGACTATTGATTGACTACGGTATTACTGAGTCAACTCTCGCTGATGAAATATATATTAAAACAGGAGAATTAGTATGAGAGCAGAAGAAAGATATGCTGAGACATGGTGGACTATCGAAGATGTTAAGGTGCGTACTGATATGAGTGATGATGAGGCGCACACTATACTTGCTGAGATAGAGGAATCATTATGTGATGCAATGAATAATGTGGGCAGTGAGATGCTGGACAATGCTATTGATGCACACGAAAATAAACTTAATGAAGGAGGTGATGAAGATGCAGACTGATGCGCTACCACATGTAATGGCTAAGCCTAAGTTGTTTGAGATTGTTGTTACATATAGGAAGGAGGTAACGTATCAATTGGAAGGTAAGAATGATACACATGCTAAGCGTAAGGCTATAGCTACGATGCGTAACGACAGCCTTATCTTTGGTGAGGATGAAGATAGTTTCTCATGTGTAGCTACGGAGATTAGCAAAGCAACAGAAGGAGTAAGCAATGAAGATAAGTAAGGAAAGAAAGAAACACGTGGTCACACCAGCGGCACCGAAAGAGTTCATCTATCTGTACCATAGGTGTCCTGAATGTGAGGATGAAGCAGCTCAGTGGGATAACCTAACCTTCATGAGTCCACGTGAGTATGCTAAGTTAGAGATAGGATACACTGATGAGGGTATCCAAGTGTGGTGTTTACGGCATGATCGAAACGTCATTCATATATGTTTGAATGGAACAGAGATTGCTAGTGATACTCGCATGGGTAATATACATATACTCAAAGCCACAACGGTGATGGGTGTAAAACAAAACTTAACTAACAAAGGAGTATGACTATGACTAAGCAATTCATTATTGAATCAGGGATCTCTTTGGTTAAACGAGCCGATTGTAATACGAGTAGGAAGGCTAATGCTTTCCGTACTGCATTGGCTGACATGGCTAAGGGTGATTCTATTGCACTAACTAATCCGAAAGACTTACAAAACATGAGGTCTATGGCAAGCAGGATGAAGAAAGAACCATACACACGTAAGTCTTTTGCATTCAGAACTCTCGGTAAAAATTCATGGAGAGTTTGGAGAACTTAATTTGGAATATGTTTACATCCTTATTACGTGGGTGGTAGTTGTCATAGTACTCGAAAAGATACTAGCTCCATTCATGCGTCACTAACTGGTGCCCCCGTCTACATGAGGGGGTTACCCAATCATAGGAGATTTACCATGAAGCAAGGAAAACAATCCATCGTAGAGTTAGCTAAAGAAATCCAACGCCAAGCTGATAGCAAGGTAGACTATATTGCACCAGCTAAGAGAATGGAGGTGATAGCTAATGGTAGTGTCAGTCTTATGCTGGACAGAAGTGATGTCACTAACAAGATACCTCTCAATCATATCGCATCACGTCAGCTTGGTGACAAGGTAGGTATACCAGCTAAGTACTTCGATAGGATGTTGAGTGATGCACCTGACTTGTTCGCTACCAACGTGAATCATTGGTTGGGGAATTCTAATGCCAACCATATGATACGTACACTTGATGGTGATGTACGTGCTGTGTTATCTGACAGGTACCAACGTATAGATAACATAGACATAGGCAATGAGATCTTACCCATCCTAATGAATAGTTTAAGTGGGCTAGAGATAGCATCATGTGAGATAACAGAGAAGAAGATGTACATTAAAGCTATCATGCCTCAGATGCAGGCTGATGTGAAGGTAGGTGACACGGTGCAAGCAGGCATCAGCATTACTAACAGTGAGATAGGTCATGGTATGTTTGAGGTAGCCCCATTCATTATGAGATTGGTATGCCTCAATGGTATGAAGGTGAATGATGCCGCGTTTGGTAGACGACACCTTGGTGCACGTACTGATGTCAATGACGCAGTGTACAACGTGCTATCCAATGAGACCTTGAAGGCTGATGACAAAGCATTCATGTTGAAGGCACGTGATGTAGTAACAGCAGCGTTTGAGGAAAAATTATTCTTACAACATGTTGATGCACTACGTCAGACAACGGAGCGTAAGATCTTAGGCAACCCAGTGAAGGCAGTCGAAGTGTTAGCTAAGAATAACGGCTTGCTACAGGGTGAACAGGATGGTATACTCCGCAAATTAATTGAGGGTGCTGACCTTAGCCAGTACGGTATGGTTCAGGCAGTGACAGCCTTCAGTCAAGATGTTCAATCATACGATAGGGCTAGTGACTTCGAGGAGTTGGGTGGTAAGATAGTTACCCTGACTGACCAAGAGTGGAAGCCTATTGCAGTAGCAGCGTGACTATATGACAAAGGTAGAGTTCGACATGGTGGTGCGACATGCACTGATTGCCATGCATGTACATGAGGACGTAGCAGATGAAGAGATGTTAGTATCATGGAGTAATGAGTATGAACATGTCAAGGCTCTAACCCTTGAACAGTTCAAAGTTCTATGTGCTCAGGGTGTAGCAGAATATAATAAAGCCTTGAACGCTAGTAGTAATTAGTTAATACATGAATCCTTTTGTATCATCTCGCATCTAACACAGCAAGAAGTAATTAGTTAATCCCGGCAGCCACAAGGCCAACTCAATAAGCCTAATCACGCGCAAGCGGTGGTCGATGCCGGGATAACTTTTATATTGACAGTGATATATTGCGATGATATAATTTTAACAATCAATGGGAGTAATCAATGAGCTTAACAGATCAACAACTAATAGATCGCAAGAAGGGATTGTTTGGGACAGATGCATCCATGTTGGATGAGACTAGTCCATATAACGATCCCTATTTTTTATACAAGTGCAAGCGTGGTGAGTGGGATGATAGACTTGACCCCGCCATACACCTTGAGCTTGGGCATGAGCTTGAAGATTATGTAGCAAGGAAGTATACAGAAAAGACTGGCATAGAAACACGGATAGATGACAACACTACTTGGAATGGTGAGTATCTATATGAGGGTAAGCCTTTCATGGGTGCTCATGTTGACAGGTGGTGTGTCGGTACAAAGAACAGCAGAATATTAGAGTGCAAGACAGCATACACTCGCAATAGATGGGGCAAGAATGGTAGTGGTAACATCCCCCCTAACTACCGTTCTCAAATCAAGCATTACTGCCTAGTGCTGGGCCTCCACGAAGTAGATGTTGCTGTCTTGCACCTTCCATTCCCTCCCACAATAGAGATTCATTCCTTTGATTTCTCGCAGATAGAACTGGATGACCTGCTCCTCAAAGAGTATGCAATCTGGGATAGAATACAGAAGGGCAACCCACCACCAGTAGGTAGCAGTGCTACCACCAATGAAAAACTTAGAGATGAATTCTCTGGTAGCATAGAGGATAGCACTGTGTCCAGTGAGGATCTAGATGTACACCTAGACCTCATCAAGCAAGTTAAGATATGTAAGAAGGATCAGAAGGATTACGTTACTGCTGCACAGAATAAGATCATCGCTCACATGGGTGAGTACGAGTTCTTAGTCAATGGTGATGGCGATATAGTCGCCACCTTTAAACCTGATGCTAAGGGTATCAGGAAACTTTTAATTAAATAGGGAGTACTCAATGTCTACTAAGAAAATGCATTACTTCACACCGATTGGTACGTTCAACTATCCTTGGCTGGACAAGCCATCTAAATGGGATGCTTCAGCACGTGATGGTAAGGGTGGTAGTAAACCAGCCGACCCAACAGACTTGAATGGATCATACAGTGTTAAGCTAACCGTTGATCCTGCTGTGTTCAAGACATCAGACTTTAAGAAACAGATTGATGAGCTGTGGGATCTAGCACAGAAGACTAACAAGGGTAAGTATGATGAGACAAAGGATCCTTACTGGGCTGATGATGAGGGCAACGTATGTCTGACAGCACGTAGGCAAGCAGCCTTTCAGAAGGATGGTAAGATTCAAACGATGCGTCCTAAGTTAGAGGATTGTACTGGACGTGACATCACTAAGTATGTAGAAGAGGAAGGTATTCAGGTCGCATCTGAATCAACGGGTAGACTAGAC